ACTGCGCCGGAGTCTTGCATACGCTCCGGCGCAAACTTAATCTGTACTTGACTAACTTTTAGTCTTTTCAAGCCCTTCTAACCGAGTACACATCTCAGTGAGTTTTTTCTCCAATGCTGCAATCGCATTCTTCTGGCTTTCAATAATCCCTCCCATGTACTGTAAGGCAATCAACCCGTCTAAAAGCAACACATTACTATCTAGCGCTAAGGTATCATCCTTCTGAGCATCAGCGTCACGCTCACCCCCCTCATCAAATACTGGGGCAGCGGGAACAAGACGAACGTATTCACTATCAATTTGCATTAGGTCCTGCGCAATAAACCCACGGCGAACCCTTTTTCTTTTGTCTGCCTTATAAATAAAGGTTGCTGGCTTAAAATGCATAACCTTGTCATATGAGTCTTTACCGTTGTTATATACAATGTTATCTTTTAATTCAGCGTCAGATGTTGGGGCTTTTGTAAATAGGTATGCGCCAGTAAAATGACCATCTCCCCATGTTGTAATATCCCCCGTAACTGTGAAATAAAATGCACGGTTATGGGTATTATCCCCTCTTAACTTAATACATGAGCTAGCCCACGCATCATTTCCATTTCCGATCATGCCAAAAGATGAACTTAGAATATAACCATTGTCATTCCGTTGAGAACCTCGGATGAAAGGTTGATATCCCCCAGAATTATTAATAACATCGATCCAAAAAGGGGCTCCAACATAATCAAAGTCTACTGCCCAAGAACTCGCAACAGCAGAACCTAAGTGACGTGATGCTTTTAATATACTACCCGAGGAAGATGATAAAAGCTCTGCATAGTTAAATCCTCCCGCTGGGTTACTTATACCAAACCTAAGTGACTCTACGTCTCCGGTGCTGCCCTTAATGCCACCTACTTGCCAAAAAGAAGATGCCCCGGCGTTACCCTGCAATAAGTTTAACCACATTCCCACTTGTGGCTCAGTTGCTGCACTTTGTATAGTTACATCCTTGTTAATTCCAGTCTGAGTTCTTACACCAAGTTTATTGCACCATACACCAGTCCCTGCATTTAATTGTCCATTGGTACTTAAATTCCCATCTTCATCATGACTAAGATAAGTTATCTTATTGTTACCTCTCGTCTCAATGCTCGTATACGCTTTATTATCATTTCGTATTTCTGAATAGATACGTGCGGTACTTAGTGCAATTGATCCGTCCATATTAAGGTTGCGTAGACCAATCACACCGGACGCAGAATATTTGATTACCGAATTTTTTGAGGTTAAAGCTAAATCTTTAAAGGTGGCAGCGTTAGACTCTCCAAGTTGGAGATTAGCTCTTGCTAATGATTTATCTGCAAGGTCAGCTAAGTTCTGATCCTTCTTCAATGAACCAGCTGCGGCAGTGGCGGCTCTATCCGCTTCTGTTTTTGCCGTAACCGCGCTCTGTGCTGCAGCGCTTTTGTTTGCGGCTGCGTTGGTTTCCGAAGCCTTAGCATCATTCTTACTTGCCAATGCACTTGCAGCACTCGCTTCTGCACCACTTTTACTATTTGCGGCGTTGGTTTCCGATATCTTAGCCGCCTGAGCACTCGCTGCTGCCACTGTAGCGCTATTGACCGCATTGTTCTCTGACGTCTTAGCGGCGTTTTTGCTCGCCAATGCATCTGCTGCACCTTGCGCTGCTGCAACGTTGCTACTCCTTGCGCTGTTCTCTGATGCTTTAGCCACCTGAGCACTCACAGCTGCATCGCTTGCGCTATTACTTGCCTTGTTTTCTGACACCTTAGAGGCATTTTTGCTAGTCAACGCATCCACTGCACTTTGTGCCGCAGCCACTTTGCTACCGTTTGCTGCTGTTTCTGACGTCTTAGCCGCGTTTTGGCTGGCTAACGCATCCGCTGCACTGGATTGAGCCGCTTTTTTACTGTTATCAGCATTGGTTTCAGATGCTTTAGCCGCCTGAGCACTCACATCTGCATCGCTTGCGCTATTACTTGCCTTGTTTTCTGACACCTTAGCGGCATTTTTGCTAGTCAACGCATCCACTGCACTTTGCGCTGCTGCCGCTTTGTCTTTTTCAACCTGTGCGGCTTGCTTTGACACCCGCGCAACCATCTCTTCAAACTGCTGGATAGCCGCTGGCGGCAAGTCCCCCTCAGTGGGCAACCCAAGATAATAATTCAACGTACCGGGAACGGACTCGCTATGAACATAAATCTCGCCCACATGGTTGGGTGGGTAACCTTCCACGCACAGTGTGACGCGGTATTTGCCCGCTTCAACATTCATGCTGTAGCTGCCGTTCTCTTGGGGCTTCTGGCTGGCAATAGTCTTTGTGATCACCGTCGCGCTGGTGCGTTCTGCTTTGAGCTCAATAGTACAATTGGGGATCGGTTTTCCCATCCCGTCTTTCAATACGCCAGAAATTAATGCTGACATGGTGCCTCCATAAAGCAAAAATCCGCCGAAGCGGATTTTAGGTTAAATGATACGATTAAAAGGTGTAACCAAGTCCAACCGAATAGCCATTCACCTGAGCATGCCCCGAACCTGCACCCATATAAGAAATATCCAGTGCATAACCGGAGTAATTAAACTGAACGCCGACCGAATAAGCCGCATGGATATGGTGTGATGTCTCATGCTTTGATTGCAGATTTAATCCCAACAACGTATTGGCCTTATCACTCACGGTTAGGGACGACGTCATTTTCTCAATATTCAATCCGCCCATTCCGTATAAGCTCGCATAATCATTAACACGATAGGTCGGCCCCACCATGACTCCCCATTGCTGGCTTTGCGTTTTTCCTCTAACCCGTTCGTCAGCCACCACGCCCCACTGCTGCCCGTTTCTCAGTTGCATACCAAAATTCGCACCGATATAGGAGAGGCGGCTTATTACTCCCCATTCTGGCGTGAACTCATAGCGATAACTGAATGCCCATCCCTTTGACGGTTTATAGGGCGTGGTGTAAGCACCGATATTGATATTGTCTTTATAGACATTCGTGATGTGATAAAAATCATTCACGCTATCTTTCATCGTGATGTTAGGTGATTGGAAATAACCGAATGTTATTGTTGAATCATTCTGAGCACACGTTGCATTAAACGAAATAACGCCCACGGCAAGCCCTGCCGCTAATAAACAAGCACGCATATTCACCCCAAGAAATGAGTTATTAGTGAGAAACTTTTTAATTAAAACGCGAAATAATCTTCCGCATCGAGCACCATCAACGGCGTATCGACAACACCCCACGGTCCTCGGCTACCGTATCGATAGCTCACCCCCATGCCGGGGCCAATCGAATACCCATCGCTAACCTGATAAAGCAGCCGATTGTCATACCCGCCACAGGTCGCTGGCGAATACATGGGACGTTTCACCCCTGCAACGCCTGTCATCGCCCCCTGAGCCATCCCAGCTAGGCTCACCAATTTCGGCTTTGTCAGCATCCGCCAGCCCGAGTTATATACGCGTACCCCCGCATTAAATATCTCAAGGCCATAGCGGTCTGTTTTTAGTGTTGCGCTACCATTTCGCAGACCGAAAATAACAACCTTAGCGACTACAGAGGTCGCATTGCCTGCCGAGTCTACTGGGTAGTAACCTGCCGATTCCTGAGCATCAACATTGCCAGAAATACAAACGTTCTTATTGGTGGTATAGAAAAAGCAGATAGTGTTCTGCCGATTAAATGCAGAATTAATATGCGATGGGCTCCATCCCCATGTGACATTCACCTCACCACGATATAACTCGGTGCTAAAGTCTGTTTGTCCTGTTAATTGAAATAGCGCCGAACCATTCAATATTTCAAGCCCATAGCGCCCCTGTTTATTACCGGGTAACAACCAACCGATAACCGTAAAAAACATCCTAGGAATAAGCCTATCGCTTTTGGTTGTGCTGATAATGACTTCACGATTGGCATTCAGTGAAGCCATATAACGAGGGTAATTTCCAGAGTCATAGAACCCCACGGGCTCACTCAGCCAGCAATAAAAATCCCACCCTACAGGGACTTTTACGCCAGAATTCCACGGCGATATTTGCAAACCTTGCTTACGTGGTGGAACCTGACCTGCACCAATAATCTTGGATACCGTCGCCTGACTATCAAGATGAAACACCGAACCATCCTCGCGCAGTATCTTTAAACCATATCGTTCACTCATAAAGTTACCCATGAATCGCCTAGCTTGACGGCTGGACGCCCCTGTTCATCGTTAATCTGGATTAGCGCACTACTCATCCTAAGCCCGACATTGCTATTAGGGTTGGCCCGCACAGAGAGCTCACCGCTAAATTCACGCGCCAAGCGGTAGACAAACTGCAACTCAGCGGCTAGGGCTTTTCCGGCGATGTTGCTTGCGGCGCGACCTCATCCTGCACCGCGGGTATCATTCCACTCAGCGCTAACACTTTGTCCGCACCTGCGGCGATCGCATCGTAAGACCACTCATGCAACACCTGCTGATACAGCGCGTCTTCATCCTGTTCATTATCCAGATGAGCCAGAGAGCGGGAGATCAACCATGCGTTAATTTCAATGGAGAGCTTCATAAACGCTTGAGTGCACTCCTGCTGGGGTATCTCGGCGGGAAGGTCGTCAAACAACGCGGTTTTCTCAGAGACAAAAGCTAGATAATCAATGCGCTGTAGTCCCGATAACTCACATAGCACGGTCTTTTCACCTTCATATTCGAAAGGTTCTTTTTTCAAAAACATAATTTTTACCCAATAAAAAGCCTCGTTTCCGAGGCGTTGTGAGTGAATTTTTCGTTATTGCACGGTGATAGTCGCACTGGCCACAACATTACCGTCATTGCTCATGCCGATAACGTTGACGACCCCAGCCTTAACCCCCTTGACCGTCGCGACATTATCCATAACCGTCACCGTCGCTAATGATTTATCAGAGGACGCAACCCGTAAGGTTTTATCCGTGGCATTATCCGGCTTAAGGGTGAACGTCACAGGAACCGTTGCACCTACCGCGACATTTGCCGCAGCGGGGGCCACTGTCATTCCGGTTACGGCAACCACAGGCGCGGTATCTTCCTCTGCTAGGTAAGGACGCCCCACCCCGGTAATTTTAACCGAGCGGGTAATTTCCTCTTTGGCCTGCACGGTTTTCCCCAAGGAACTGACCCAGCCCTTAAAGAGATCGACGGTCCCGTTCGGGTATTTAATCTTGTAGGTACATTTCTCTCCGCTATCAAACAGCATAAGCAGTTTCTTTTGAGCCGCCTCGCCCGGTTTCCACGCTAGTGTAATCGTGGTGTCCCCCGCGGATTTTTGTCCCTGCGTGGTATTTTTCCAGTCAGCATCTTCATCATCAAGATAGTTATTATCTTCGGCGTCGGCGCTCAATTCCCCCGGTTGGAGGTCTTTGATTTGCGCTAAGCGTGACCAGTCAACATCACTCAGCGGATTAGCATACGGATCTCCCTGTCCGGCATAGATCCACAGCGTAGTTTTTGCGCCCCTTATTGGGGCTAATGGGTTCGGTACTGGCATAAGGTTTATCCTCACATGTCATAAGTTAAGGTGTAGGTCAGATCGGCTGATCCCCATGTCACCATGTCGTTATCACGCTGGTATTCATACCCCAGCGGCGTGATGGTTCTAATCAGTGATGCCAAGGCGGGGATATCTTGTAGGGCAGGATAAATACGGCGTTCCATCCACTCGTCGAGTGCGCTATCTGGCTGGGCGGCTTTCAAAAAAACCTCAACGTGTAAGTTTGCCTCCCATGTATCACTATCAAGTTCACTGCATACGCACTGCGCCTCGGTGAGATAGACCGCGACGGCGGGTAAATCTGATGCATCAATAAAACCCGGACGACCATCAAAGTAGGTGGTTTTGCTATCATCAATGGCTTTTATTCGGTCTAAAATGGCCTTGCGTATCTCGCTATGTTTGTTCATCAGATTTTTAATACCTCCAACTGGTAGTTAAGCGCCGCTTCAAGTTCTCTCGGCATTTTGTCGCGCATCTGTGAAAGCGTTTGATCGGTCATCTTCCGTGTCAACGTATGCACCACGCTGACCTTGATAACGCGAATGGGATTACGCGCCCGCCCCGTTCGCTCAAAGACTTGCCAATAGCCGTTAGGCGCTTGTGCAATAAAGCCGTTACGGAAATGATACGGGCCAATTTTTAGCGCTTTACCGGGCTTACCCCGCACTGGTGAATTCGGTGGCGTACTCATTAGCTTGATGACGGGCAGGGGCTGGCAGTTGACGAAAATGGTGGCTTTCGGCTTTGCCATCGACCCCAGATTAACGTGGGCACGAGAGCGGATAACGCGTACCGGAATACCTTGATGATCGTTATCCCCAACATTTATCGCCTTCGCCGCATCACGGAGACCATTGCTCGCGACACTTTTAGCCACCTTATTCACCGCCTGCATTTTGGCGGTGGTGACGGCAAACCGACTGATACGGTTAAGCGCCGCCACCGCCTCTTTTAGTCCTGAGGCACTCATGGCTACTCCAACGTAATTTGGGGCTTTCCGTTAAACCACTGAATGGTGGCCACGGTGTAATCCTTACCATCCATAACGACCTGATCATTACGCCGAGGTCGGTAATTTGACGTAAACACAACAAGCCTGATGGCATCACCACTCAGCTCGCCCATTTCGGCAAGAAAATGAAACTCCACGGCGATACACGGGTTACCGTTGATCTCAATGGTTTTGCCAAAACGAGCAGCAGTGAGCGCATCCATGCGCGAGGACAACTGATCAAATGGGCTAGCCATTGATTTTAACCGCCGCAAATTCGGTATTGACTGCCGCATCTGCCCATGTCACACCCACAAAGGGCAGATTGCCGGTCGCATCCAGCTGCACCCTCCCATCTTTCAGATAGACTTTCTTACCTGCCGCCATCTTGTCAGCAGCAAGCTTTGGTACGTTAAATACGCCCACGGCGGATCCGTCTCCGATGGCTCCGGTGGCAATATCGGTAATAGCAACGGCTACAATGTCGCCCACCGCCACCAGATCTCCACTCTTTACGGCGGCGGTCGCCTTAATCTCGATGGTGTCGCCTGCTTGAATGTAATTCTTAGCCATAATGAAGCTCCACTGGCTCTAATGAGCCAGATTTTAGGTATAAAAAAAGCCCGATAGGGCCGTAGATTGGAAGTGTGAACTAAAGAGAGGTTAGCCTGCGCATTTCACCAAACCGCGATGATCGACAGGGGAAACGCCCGCATCGATACGAACCTTGGTCGTGACGCCATCAGATTTAAAACCTTCCTGCTGATCGATGTATGGCGTATCCACACCGTTTAAGTACGCTACCTCAATGGTATCTGTGCCTTTGGCAGCGGCAAGATAGAAGGTACTTGCACTCGCATCATCCAAGCGCGGTTCGGCAATGACAGTGGCGAAGTCTTTCACTGGGTTCATGATACCCGCGTTAATATCCGCACCTTTGACACTGACGGACTTGATAACCTGATTGGTTATTGCCTCCATTGCGGTTGGCACCAGCACGAATGCGGGGCGAATATTCAAGTGACGCTCGCCTTCTTTTTGCTGGCGCATCATCTGACGGGCCTTATCCAGCGTCGCCACATCCATCACTACGCCATTGTCGAGCACGTTACCGTGTTTGGCCTTATCAAACAGCGCAATACCATCGGTACTCATTTTGTTGTTGTCGATCAAGATAGCGTATACCAAGTCGGCAATGGTCGCCTTCGCCGCTTTGCCTAACTTCATCGGTACATCCGTGAGCATGCTCAAATCATCATTGATAATAGCCTGACGGGTAATGCTAAACAGCTCGCCGTAAGTCGCCAGCGCAATTGTGGCCTGTTTATCATTGAGGGTGACATATTTGTACTCCGCCCCCTCGCGCACCTGACGCAATGACTGGAACCCACCCAATCCCACGCGGTGCGCTGTCTTAAAGTCAGACAGTTGCCCCTTCTTCGTCCAGTCTTCAAAGGTTTCTGGCGCTTCTTCCCACCCTTGCAAAATGGATTTATTGGCAACATCCAACAAAATATTGCCAAAGTCAGAGGTACTGTGGGTAAAGGCCATGCCAACCATTTGCATCGGGTTAAAGGAGGCAACGCCCACGCCACGCTCAGTCAACGACATACGCGCCATTTCACGCAACGTCATCGCGTTATACGGGTTGTCACGCTGGGACTCTTCATAGCCTGCTCGGGCCATCAATGAGGCGCGGATACCATCGCCCGCAAAGTTACCGTTGCCAGCGTAGATGTGAGAGAGCATCGGATTTTGCGTATTCTGCGTACCGCCGTGCGTGTTGCTTGGCGTGGCGTTTTTCCCCAGCGCCTCCAGCAGTTTATCTTTTGCAGCATCGACTGAACACTCAACATCAATGATACAGGCGTTCATCACGTCACCGTGACGATTGCCAAACATGGCAAACAGATTTTGAATATCGCTAACACGCTTTTTCTGTGCCTCACGCTCTTGGGCGCGAATAGCATTCTCATCTATAGCGACAGGCGCTGGCTGTGTCACAACTGATTGAACAGGCGTTTGTGCAACAGGCAGAACTGGCGCAGCAGGTTGATTAATCACGTTACCACGCGGTGCGGTGATCATATTCTTGATGCTCGTTGGCATATGATTAAATTCCTCTAAACGTTTTGATTGTATTTGCGCCATCGCCTTCACAGGTGATAACACTTGGTCTGCAAATCCCATTTCGACACATTCACTGCCGCTCATCCACGTCTCGGCAGCAAGCATAGCGGCGATTTCCTCCGTTGTTTTCCCGGTTTTTTCGGTATAGGCTGGGATCATGACAGCTTCAAGCTTATCCAGTACCGCCGCATATTCACGGATATCCTCGGCATCGCCGCCCGCAAGCCCCCACGGACGGTGGATCATCATCATCGCGTTCTCAGGCATGATGATTGGATTACCGACCATCGCAATGACGGACGCCATCGATGCAGCAAGGCCATCGATATACACCGTTTTAGACGCGGTGTGATTTTTTAGAAGGTTGTAGATGGCGATACCATCAAAAACGCTCCCACCGGGAGAATGAATATGCAGATTAATACGGGTGACATTGCCGAGCGCGGTGAGTTCTTCGGCAAACTGGCGGGCGCTAATCCCCCATCCGCCAATCTCGTCATAAATGCTAATGTCGGCGGTATTATTGGCGCTGGCGCGGATACTGTACCAACTATCGCCGCCCGCGTTGACGGGTGCGATTGCCCCCATCGGGTTTATCGTCAGGTTTTTCTTCCCCATATTGAGGTACTCCTTTGTCGTTGGCGGGATCGGTATCAAATACCAAGCCCTGTTTGCGGTTTTCATCTATTTCCGCCTTTCGGCGTCGCTTCACGTCCGCAGGCGCACCACTGCGAGCACGAACCCAATCACTCTCGGTTGCTGCACCACCACGGATCAGCACCTTCCACGCATTGGCTTCTTTAAGCGGGTCAATCCACGGCATGACGGGACCGGAATACACCGCGTTAAAGAGTGTGTTTTTATCAATATCAGGAGGAACATCAATCACGTTGGCGGCAATCGCCGCCGCCAGCCAACGCCGATACAGAGGACGAGTGATCGCCGCAATAAACGCATCCTGCATAATGGCGTACCCTTCCTGTGCCTCCACCAGCTCTTGTCGCTGTGCGCTATAGGTGCCATCGTAATTACGCGCGACCGAGGAATAGCTACTGCGCAATCCCGCTGCTACTGCGCGAAGCTGCCCCATACGGAAGCTTTCAAGGTTGGTATTGGGACGCTCTGATTTAATCATGCCCACATCTTCACCCGGCCTCAGTCCATCAAAGACCGTTCCGGGCTGAATATCTAAGACACGTTCCTTATCTTCATCGAACTTGGTTTCATCGTAAGTCGTCGCATCGCCACGCTTGATGTACATACCAAATGCAGCAGAGATCCTAGCTTGTACTCGCTCACTGTCCTCATAGTCTTTCAAATCAGACAAACGAATAATGACTGGTGCCAGTAGAGATACTCCGCGAACCTGATTGAGACGCCTAGTAAATTTCAGGTGCAGCATATTTTCGGCGGAGATCTCTTTGGTTTCCCCACTGAGCGTTCCCAATCCCGGAAAGGTTTTATAGACCTCATACGCTTTAGGCCGACGCCAGTCATCGAAGGTAATACCTTGGATGAGGTTTTTACTGTTATCGGTGTTCATCGGCACAAAATCAGGCTCTAAGGCTTCCACCCAAAACGGTACGCCCGCAGTCGGTATAATCCCTGCAGCCTTACCCTCAATCGTTTGTGAAAAAACTTCACCATCGCGGAGCCACGTTCGCAACATCAAACGTTCAAGTACGGGGCGCGTATATTGTCCAGTAATATCGGGACTGACCGACCACGCCGCCCATGCACTTCGAATTTTCTCCGCAAGTACACTGTCAAGTTGCCCCGCAATGGTGAGCGGCTGGGGCTCGACAATGATCCCTTTTGCACCAATAATGCGCTCTTCGAGTTTATCTAACGCTCCGACGACCAAATCGTGGTTGTCATCCAACCATCGCGCCTGCTCGCGTAGTGATTTTCCGCCAAACTGAGTTAACTGGTTGGCATTACGGTTTTCACGTTTGGTCTTATGCGTACGCGTTGGTGTCGCCGCCTCAAAAGCCATGATGTTGTAACGCGCCCGCGCACGAGATTCGCCCCACCGTGGCATCACGGCACTAATCGCTTTTTCAAACAGATTCATGTGAACCTCGCAAGCGAGAACAGACGCCGTGGCCTGTCCAGCGCCGATAAACGCTCGTCAATGGCCTCTCGGCCTTTACGAATATCCGATAAATTCTCCATCGTCATGGTCTGCCCGTTCAGCGATATTGATTTCCCTTTCAGTACAGCTAATTCAGCCTCGATATAGGCTTGTTGTAACGTCAGTAGCTCTTCTCGCGTCATAACCATCCTCCTCCCGATTGCCCACCCCACGGCGTAGGCTTATGCCGTTCATCCACTTCTATCACCTCCTCTACACCTTCTCGGGGTACGTCTTTAGCTTGACGCTCCGGCAGCTCGACGACAGGTTGAATACCGACCTCATCCGGCAATCTAGCCCACGCGGGCGGCCTATCCCAATTAATGCGCTCATAACCGCGCAATATCACCAACGCATGGGCGTAACACAGCAGATCAAGGGCTTCATTAGCGCCTTTACCGGGCTTACGCCATTTGCCATCGGTGCCACGCTCTTCGTAAGTCAACTCTTCATAGAACCATTCACCCAACCAATCAGGAAAATGCACGTAGTTCGGCCCCGCATCTTGACGCCCAAGGGCGGCGGCGATCCGGTCTTTCAGCGCATTGGTTTGCAATAAATAGAGGGGAACATCACCACGAGCACGGGCGCGACGCTCTGAACGCTCGGTATTATCGGGGTAGGTTTTGTTTATCAGTTTTCCTTTAGCAAAACCGTCACCTTTGAACAGGTAAACACGACTCCCTACGCCCGCTTTGCGGCATTGCCGCCAAAAGGCATAGGCGTTGTCGGTGACACCATCTTCCCCGCCGCTATCTACCGCCATCGCCAGTATCGGCATGACCTGATTGTCACCGCCCGCTAATGGGTACAATTTGTCTAGTACATCAGTACGCAGTAGTTGCCAATCCTCAAGATAGGACGCAGGATCGATAGGTAGGCTTTCGCCGTGCTCATTGGTGCGCAACGAATAGCGTATGTTGTAGCGATCGATGATCCATCGCTCGCCATGACAGCCATAGCCCACTATTTGCACCACAAAGCGGCGGTTTTTCCCGCCCTGCACATCCACAGCAGCCACCAGAAAGCGAACATCTCTGGGGATAATACGTTTAGCGATAGGTTCGGATCTTTCCATTAAGACGTCGCCTCGCCGCCCTTCCAGTGACAGACGGGATTGATACGGTAAACCCCAATCCGTATTGATCACCGCTTTGAGCGTTTCCTCGCTTCCCGTTCGCTCATATTCTTCTTCTGCTGTTAGTAATTTGTAGACTAGCTGAGACCACGTTTGATAAGCCGCTGCGGGTCCCTCCATCCAGAAAGAAGCAATGCGAGAGCGCCTAGCCTCTCCGGTCATATTGCCATGCCGATCAATTTGTTGCCCTTCCGCCAACCATACGCCGCGATTGTTAAGCTCACGCTTTTGGCTTGGCTCAATGAGCGCCAAACAATGAGGGCATTGCAGACGGGCAGCTTCACTGGCAGCAACAGGATCTGGGTCATCTCGGTATCCCGTCATGTTCTCCATAATTGGCTGAAAGTATTCATTGCAATGAGGGCAAGGCCAATACCAGCGGCGGCGATCTCCACGATTGTAGAGAGATAAAATCCCCGTTGTGGGTGGTGCTTCATGAGGGGAAGCCTGCTTCCATTTGGTATCAACAATATCGCGCCCCGGCGAACTCTCTACCAGCGTCATTCCCGCCGACATAAACGTTGTTGTTCGCTTTGAAGCCAGAGAAAAACCGTCGCCCTCGCCATCAATATCTTCGGGAAATCGGTCGTAATCCGTCAGCGCGACACGCTTATAGTCGGATGACGAAAAAACAGTAATCGAAGGCCATCCGATTTTGAGAAATGATCCGTCACGAAAAATCTTGTCGTGAACGTTGTTATCATTGCGTATAGGGCTTAAGCGTTTGGCAACTTCAGGACTGTGATTGAATGTACGCGCCAGTCGAGTTTTAGAATGCTCACGCGCTTTTGTTTCAGTCATCTGCACAACCAGCATATCGCTGGGGTCGCACACGATGCTGTAGACGATCCAACCATCAATTAAACCTAACGTTTTCCCCGTTCGCGCTGGGCCAACAAACACAACGGCATCAAACTCCCGACGCGCTAAACAGTTCATCGGTTCGATAATGTAGGGCGTTAGTGTTGACTCCCACGGAACGGAATTTCCTGCGCCCATAGGAACGCGCATGTATTGCGCCACGGCATCGGCAATTGGGATCCTGCGGGGAGACTTGAATAATGCAGAAACATCCATTCCAATTCTCGCTGCTGACGCATAATTATTTTTCACCTTCCCCCTCCTCGCTACTCTCGATAAAGTTCTGAGCAATAGCGCACTCCTGATATGTTTTCAGTGCCAAGTCGTCACGCACGCTATCTATGATGCTCTGTGTTACTAGCACAGCGGCGGGTGATAGCGCAGCATCACGCTCTAAGCGATCGGGCAATGTTTCTAAGACTTGAAGTGCGGATTTTGCGACTGAGGAATAAACACTAATAACCTCATTGTGAGGAATTAAATGCCGTAACTCTTTTTCCAGCCAAATGCGCCCCTTTTCCGAATCAAACCAGTCCTTACGGTCCTTTGGTGACATTTTATTTGGATCTTGTAATGCCTCGACCTCATCGTCGATGCCATGCGGTTTAAACAGTGCAGGACCTGCATCAGATAATGCATAAACAGCATTTCCCCGAACCTTTCCGGCAATTGGGATATTCGCTTCAAGAAGGCGCTTTTTTACCACCTTGCGATCAAGCCGAAATGCTTCAGCAATCTTGGCGATACTCCAGTGATAAACGTCGCCAATATTGCTGATATTTGACACATCACGCTCCTTGGGACAGGTCTACTTCCCAGCTCAAATCGCTATAAATTATTTATTATCATTAGGTTAAGCTAAGTTCACCTGTCCCATGATTTATAAATCTCCTCAGGTGAAATAGGATTTTTATATGTGAATTCAATTAGTTAAGACAGGTGGTGGTGTCCCATGAAAAATCAAAAATGTGCCGAATTCCGCGAGGCCAAGTCCCCCGTGGGGAGGCCCCCTCCCGGGAGTACCTTTTGATAATGGGTATCATTTGACTAGTCGAGATAGAAATTGTCGTTCAATTCTCGTCGGTTGCCGCTGCTGGCATT